TTTGAAAACCTCAACAACATTGAAGTTGATGTGGTGATATGCATCCACACGGAACAGATGTACCCACTGAATGAATTGGTAACAAAGAACCCCAATGCAGTATTCGCCATGCAAAACTCCAATGTGGTTGAAGAAATGTATGGTATCAATTGCGTTAGTTCAATCGAACAGTTGAAAGAACAAATTGGATTACCTGATGCGGAGTACGAGGGAACCATTCAACAAACGTATCACACTTGGGATGGCAAGAGAGAATATGATAGGTTTATGATTATAGGTCAGAGGGAAGGATTCTTCTAGTCTAGGTTTAATCCGACAGTTAGAAGTTCTGCTATTGATTTGTGAGTATCAATTCCGTAGTGCAATCCGTCTCTACCAACGTCAATTGAATTTATTTCAAAGTCCTTGTTGAAATCAAATTGATGGACTTTATGCATATTAGAAATATTTTGTAATGTCATCTCATGTAACTGCCTGCGGGATTTGTTATACCCAACGTCATTACAAGATAGAAAAAATTCCGACAGTCCACGGACATCGAAAACTTCTTCATACTTTTCTACATGGGTTGAAATCAAGGGCAGAACCATATCATCCATATGCGGAAGAATTAAATAATTTCTTGAGTCGAATAACCACTCCCACAGTATGAACTTGGGAGAGTATGTAGATAGATACCACAATAGATTTGAAATGTTTATGTCATGAGACACGCCAGGCAAAGACATGTTGTAATAGTCCATACCCAAACGTTTTGCAATTAGTGATGGGTAGCACTTATCTTCTGGCACTCCAGTACCAAATGTCTGAGAACCACCTACAACTAAGAAGTGATTTGTTTTGTTAAAAGTTTTTGGTGTTCTGTGTCCAGCATAATTGAAGTCATATGATATTCGGTGACCATAGTCTTCATTGTAGTCAGAAAAATTTGGATTGTCAGATAACAGATATCCAGCAGTGCTGTCTGGATCATAACCCACAACTTGGCCACCGATACTTCTGACCTTCGGCCACAACTGGTCACCTTCTTTGTGCATCAGTTTCATTCTAAACCAATGTCCTCCACCATCATCTCCCACATATTTTTATCTGGGATGACAAACCCAATCGTTTGTCTGGGACTTGTTGATCCGGCGCAGTGCCAGTATGGTTCCTCATCCTTGCCACCGTAGTATCCAACCTTGACAGACCATCCCGCTGGGTCATGGATGGTTTTGATCTCACCGTCTTCTAGGTGTCTGAAGAATCCACCACCGTCACTATGGGACAGTAGAATATTGTAGCCGGGACAATCCCAATTACAATGCCAAGACATGAACCCGTCTGGTGGGTAGTAAACATGTACCGCAGTATACTTTGCTCCTAGATAAGAAGACAAGGAAGTACAAAAGTCTAGTGACTTTGATCTAGCTTCTTCTGGTACGTTGGGTGTAGTTTGAAAACTGCATGTGATGCCAAACTCGGGTGGACCTTTATGATCTTTGCCCTTGTCGATTACAGTGTCCAGATATTCTTTGGAACAATAGTAGTCTATACCCAAACCATCTTCGTGGTTTTCGGCCATTGGGAGTTCAAAGTCTTTTTTATTGAACCAAGTAATATAATCGTCAAGAGACTTCTGAAGTTCTTGATTTATTGGTATGTTTATCATTTAATGTGATTTTTCCTAAACTGTAGTGAGTGATGATTACATCTTGACCTTCTAGTTCTTCCGGTCTTTGCCCCATACAAAAATTCCACCTTGCGTCCGGTGATGGAAAATCTCCTATTTTTATGGTATCTTTGTGCTTAGTTTTATTTAGTAGATACCACATAGTGAACGTATCCCACGGTCTGGCCTTTTCTGGATACGGACTTATATCATAACCTTCAGATATCTGTCTGCAATAGTATTCATACCAATCGTCCATCAACTCAACTATATGCGTACTTTTCTTATATAGAAAAATGCCGCAGTGATAGATCATCTCTTCTTCGTCATTGAGTTGTGTGATCTTTGAGTTATACGGACGATTGCGAGTGAAGATTATATCGTTGTCTCCGATATGATTGAAGATATCTTGTATCTCCTCATCTTGAATCCAAGTGTCGCAGTCTACATAAAGTGTTAGATCGTATGGGGTTCGTGACAACGCCCACAGTTTTGTTCTGATATGATTCGGGATATCTGTTATGATGCGATCAAATATTTTATGATCGTCTTCTTCTATCCACTCTGGTAAAGTAAATAAACAGATATTGGCTTCTGGGTGAAAATCCAAAAGAGATAGGGCAGATTCCTTCGCGGCCAAGTAATATTCATACTTGACCGTAGCAACGTACAGGTATCCGTTCATTCTGACTTATTAAGTTCTTCTTGTATCAGAATGGTAGCAAATGATTGTACTTCGATAAGAGTCTTTGCTTTTCTTAGAAGTTTCTTGAGTTCTTTATTGTCGGAGTTCTTAATATACTCAGACTCAAATGCTTGAAGTTTCATCTCAAACAGGGTTTCTTGTTTCATCCTGTTGTGATGAATCTCTTGCGTCTCTTCGCGTTTTTTAAGTTCTTCGTCAGCACTTTCCTGATGGCGAACAGTGTTTTCGTCCAACACCTCTTCGCCGAACTCTTCCATGATTGCATCAAAGTCTCTGTTGGACAGACCTTCTTCTGGATTTCCGACATTGATGTTGCAGGGGCGATATACGTCACCCACAAGAATCTCACAAAAAACTCTGCGGTTCTCTTTATCAAGCCAGCGGGGGTTACGATATTTTGGTTGAGAGTCCATAATGTTCCTCATACTATAAAAAATACTGTGGGCGTATTATAACACCCACTAGTATATATGTCAAATAATCAAGCGGTTCTTACAAAAAGTTGTTTCGTCTCTTGAGTAGAACTAGAAGATTGGATGGTATCACCGGCATATTCACCGTAGTACGTTCCTGAGTATGTACCCGCATAGGCACCATTTAAGAATCCAGAAAAGAATCTGTCATAGTAACCAGTATACGACCCAGCATATTCACCTGAGTAGTTTTCTGAAACGATAGTCTTTAACTGGTCAGTCATCGTTCCACCCATCTGAGTCCAAGACCCAGTAGCAGTCGGAGAACCAGTTTGCAGTAAATATGTACCAACACCAGAAGCAATGATTCTGTTTCTGAAAGCAGGAACCAGAGTTTCTACGTCAGCCTCTGTCATCTCATCGATATTACCGTCTGCATCGACTTGGAGAAGCATGTTAGTACTAGAACCCGCATCCGTTGTCGCCGCAGTTTTTTGCCAGAGATAATAGTTTACGGTAGTACCATCGGTTTGCGTATCTGGGATAGTATACCGAGAAGTCCACGTTCCACCGGAGGGGGTAGAAGTATCAACCTTGTACTGACCCACAGTATGTTCGTCTTCCAATACCATTGCATTGATAACTTCATCAAGAATTTCTGAATCAATTTCTGAATCTGTCATTTCATCGACAGATGTATTTGTCCATTGCAAAGGATTGATTTGCCCAGATTCACTCACACTAGCAACGGGTTGATTGAAACGAAACGTGGTTGTAGTGATAGTACCAGCAGCGGGGTGGGTTCCAACGGATTCAGTTCTTGCCCTGTCGGAAAAGGTTCCAATCTCATCAGAACCAGCAGAACCACCAGTAACAACGTTTAGTTCAGCAGTACCAGACCCATCCGTATCAGTAGCAAACTTTTGGGTAATAACACCAGCAATTTGATTACGAATTTCCGTTGCTGTTAGTTCACGAAAACCTTGTAGCCCATCTGCGGCTACAGGATAACTTCCAGCTTCAAGTGTTATTGGACCAGCCATCTTTTAACTCCTTAGTTAATCAAAGTGCCACTAGAATTGTATACAGCGATACCTCGATGTTTAACCCAGTTAGTAGCATCTCCACATGTCAAAGTAAATGTAGTTTTTGCGGGGAGGGTAACAGCAGCGTTTGCTGAACCGCCCTCAATGGTATCTGAAGTATTCGGATACAATTCGCAATCGGTTGTCGTTGAATTAGTAACGATAATTGTGAGTCCAGCAGCAGCGGTAGGTAACTTAACACCCTGAGTAGAACCACCAACAGTAGCAATTACGTTGAAGGTTTCTGTGAGAGCAGTCGCACCTGATTGGTCACTACCAGCAGAAGAAACGTTAGCAGATGCGCCAAGTTTCAAATCACCGAGAAGTTCAGCAGTACCGTTGATTGTGAAATCTTCTACGTTACTACCACCGGAACCAACCTGACTCCAAGTACCAGAACCCGTAGCAATCAACTCGTAACCATTGCCAGTTACCAAATCAACAGAAGTTGCTCCATCGACGGTCTCTGACCCTGCGTTACCATAAACTTTAATAGTGTTGCCACTATTATTAAAAACGTTTATGAGCAAACCAGCAGTAGCAGCAGGAAGTACAACACCTTGACCTGACGAAGCAGAAGAAACGATGTTGTAAGTTTTTGTGAGTGCAGTGGCGGATGCAGCATCTGCACCAGCGGCAGAAATTGACGCGCTAATACCAAGGGTTAAATTACCCGAAGCGGCCAGTGTACCGAAAGACGCATTATCGCCACTTTCGTATTTTGCGTTATTGAGGTTCGTAAAGTTGGTATCCACCTCGGTATTAGTAAGCGGAGACCCCTTTGATGCCCTTAAAGTAATCGTAGCCATTTTAGTCCCTATCTATTATTTTATTGTTTAACGAGTTAGTAACTTGTATCAAGAGGTCTTTCATTTCTTGAAATTCTTCCTTCAGATTATTTATATCATCTGACATTTTGGAAATATTTCTTTTTTGGGCTTGTTGTTTTCCAATCTTCTGTCTATATGCATCAAGTGCATCATTGTTGACAGAAACTATTGCTCCCGATTCTGGGTCTCTTGAAAAATCTTTCTTTGATACTCTGTTTTCCATTGTATTTATAATCCTTATACCGTATCTTGAACACCGGCCATCATGGCAATCATTCTCAATTGTTTCAATTTCGGTATTAATGAAGTGTTCTCTGCAATCATTACAATCTTACACTGGAAGTATTTAAATCCTGTGTACTCTACCGTCTGCAACGCGGCACCACTAAACACTGCTCTCTCACCAAGGTATAACCAAACACACGTTCCATCAGTACACTGTGCAACGCCCGCGACCAAACTTGGATTAGCAGTTTTGTCTAATTGAGTGCCTGGGTTCTCACCCTCAGACAGTGCCGCAGTAGTACCAGCAGTGATACACTTAAAGATGCGTTCAACGCTCCCAGTGGCATCAGTGTCAGCAACCACCGTATTTACGGCATATTGTTCACTTCCTTCATGGTCAAATCCAATCTTGATGGTTGGTACGGAACCACCAAAGTTAGCGCCTGGGTTGAGAACATCAAACGTCAAAAGATTACCATTATTATTCAGTGACTTGATTACGATGTCGGTTGAGGTTCCACCCGTTACAAATACGGGACACTGTTGAAGATTCTCGTATCCAGCACCCTGACTCAGTGTCAACGCATCTGGGTCGAGTCGGTCTGTACTATAAAAATACTTACCGTTGGAGTTCAGAGAAGTCTTCGGAAGTTGATATTCCATGTCCACGAATCGATTCTTATTCAAAGAACCAGTTGGATTGCTGGTTCCGTACTCCATTTCAATCCAATTCTTTTCTCTTCGGATGTCAAGATCGTCTTCTGCGGAAACACCCTTGAAGTATACTTTGACATCAGAGCCAGGCGGAGTAAACTGTGCAACAGAGAGTAGAACATCTTCTGCCTCTTGTCCGTCTGCGAGTCTTACAATCTTACTAATAAATCTCGAACGAGCATTACCGCCAAGTGGTTCTGTCTCATCTGTAGCATCATTGTTGACAATATATTCTCTAACTTCCGCAGAAGTTCTCATGGGGTTCAAAACGGGAGATGCCGAAACAGTATTATTTGTCATCTCCACTCTGTGTCGATAACTCTTTCTAGACCAAATATCGGTTCCCACTGCAAAACTGAGTTCGTCACTCAGGGAATAGACAGCTGTTTCTTGTAGGGTCGGTCTCAACATCGTCGGGGTCATTGATTCAAATGTACTTCCCCTCTGATTGACGCCACTTGACAGTGTTGTAGCCCTTGTGATGTTAGTATCAGTACTAGTATAATCTCTGAGAGTCATGTTTGTTCTAGAAGTATTGATAATCTTCTTGAGGCCAGCCTCTTTGATATAGAAAGCCCTCTTACCAATTATTCTTTGGAACCATAGATCATCGACCTGAGGCAACAGGGTAGTATCTCCAGCGAGAATTCCTGCAACGTTCAATTCGTTATCCTGATTCTCAGGAGGCAAGTAAAAATCATACCTGTCGAGAACATTATCAACCTTCTGCATATACATCTTCTTGGGTCGCATATTACAAGTAAACCCTACACCACTACCAGTAGATGAAGCCTGTTCTAGCGTTGCGTCAGTCAATGGTGGCGGCACTGAACTCGACTCGGGATCGTATACACCCAAAGAGATACCATCTCTACCCAAACTCCAAGGCCAATCATTGTAAGAAGTTGCAGACCCATCGTGATACTGATTCGCTTTAATTCCCGTGACCGCACCACTACCATCAACAGAAATTACCTCAAAGATAATTCCTTTTGGACAGTTTGTTCTGGTCGTATTCATTGTAATTAGGTCACCAACCGAATGTCCAGAACCACCAGCATTGATAGTATTTCTGAAACTATACCATGTGCCTGGGTCATTCTGATCGGGTTTGCCACCAACGAAATCTTTACCCGAAACAAATTCTGCGTTTGCGTTTGCAAACTCCACGGTTCCTGTGCCCGTGGCAAATTCGTGGAGGTACAATACAAACTTGAGGTCTTCTTGTTGGTGCGGAGTCCACGTTCTGTTGTTGGCAGAAGTGAACAGAATACCAGAGTAGGTTTCTTCAGCAGTTACTCTGTCTGCCTTCGTACCAATCTTCGTCTCGCCCAACTTAGAACACCAGATATCATAATGCGGATCGTTGTTTTCTGGAATTATGATAAATGCATATTCTTTCGCGGGATCGAGCACAACTGGTGCTGCCTGTGCGTGACCGATGCCAGGGGCTGAGGCAAGAACGCTAAACTCGGGTTCCGAACCAAAATCAAAGTTTGTAGAATATTGGTCTGTGAATTCAAAGTTTGTGGCTTGTCCACCTGATATGTCGGGTGTCGTAGCGATCTGGTCAAACGGCACGGTGCTCTTACCGATAATTTTATTTGTTGGATATCCGGCATCATTACATTCTCGAATTTCCATAGTAACTTTTCTACCAGTTCCAGTTTGATCTGGGTGGGTGGTAGAATCAGCAACACCGTCCTTCTGGCCAGGTCTTTGTCTAAACCAGACTTTAATCCTAGATAGGAATCCTTCTGTCGGAACGTTTTCAATTGTAAACGACTGAGCAATCGGGTCACCGAATCTTAGCGGCGGGTGGAATACATATTCTGGGTTTGTGGTATCAACGTTAGTCTCTACGTCAACTTTATCAACCGAAATACTAGTACTGGTTTCTACTCCAGTAACAACCGATCCGACCACAGATGTCGATGTTCCACCAGTAGTACTTCCATACTCCAACTGATAGAGTTCAGCAGTCAAACTAACTGCCTGAGTAGTCTGGTGCATACCAAACGCAGAGTATTGATTCTCTGCCATAGTAGTAATGAAGTTGTTTCTATTTGTAGGATCATCTACAACAAAAATTCTTCTAGTACCCACTGGGAATCTATCGCCAGGCAAATTAAAGATGAAAGCAATGTCACCGTGTTCGTCCGTGACTAACACATTTGGGTCTTGAGTAAATGTGCCATGAGTACTGGGTTCGCCTACACTAATTTGACATACAGAATATATGGCACCGCCATAGGGGTTGGGGGGCATCACTCCACATCTGGCCAAATTATCAAATCCAGGCCCGCCCTTGTTACCGGAGAGGAATTTTGAATTAATTCTACCAAGACGACAGAATTCAGTGACATTCTCATCGTCAAAGAAACAATACAGTCTTGTCTTGGGTTTTAGACCAGAACAACGAACACCAATCGGTCTTGCTCTCATATATGGCAACAAACTTACGTCTCTAACAACGTCACCGATCATGAATTCAAGTTTTCCAGCTCCTCGAGCAGAAGCAGTCAACAAATATTCTGTGGTTGACTGCACAATACTTGAAGTACTGGTAGTGGTTGAAGTCGTACCAGTGATCTCATGTGTACCAGTGGTCGTAGTGGTTTGGCTTCCCTCAGAAACCTGTTCCCACCAACCGCCTGGGTTCATTGGATTTGTTGAGCCGGGAGGCCCAGCACCTTCATACGATGTAGTCTCGGATTCTGTGAAAGGTATACCATCACCATTCGTTGAAAACGTACTAGTTGATGTTGAGGGTTCGTTAGAATAACCAATTGTTTGGCCGCCTGCATTGACCGCGCCAACCGTAATGCTACTAGAAGTACCGATTACGTTTTTGGAATTGGTTATAGAAGCAGCGGAGGCTTGTACAGCAGCTTGGTTGCTCGAGGTGAGGTGCATCGGTTCCATTGTAGTGGTTGAAGCAAAGTTATCCGATCTGGGAAACAATTCCATCTTACCAGTAAAATTAAACAGTAACTCACCCACAAGGTTTCTTGTCTTAGTAGCAAAACGGTTTTCAAAGAGGGCGGTTCTAGTGTAAGGTCTTGTAATCATTTGACCCATGAAATCCCAACCAGAATTATCATAAGTCGGGTTGAGAATCAATGAAATATCGCTCTCGTCGTAGTTTGGTTCACACTCTTTTGCGATAGAATTGTAAGCTGCGTTGTAACTCGGGTCTGCCAAGTCACTCAATAGATCACTATCGAATGGATTCACATAGATACCATTCTTAAATCTATCGTTTCCGTTTGCATCCAAAATCTGTTTGTCTTTGGCAGCCATCTCCATCAGAGAAAGAGCAAGATAGTATTCTAGTCTATCAATTCTCTTTTCAATGTTTCCGATATCCGCCATGGTATATCGTCTGGTCTGACCTTGTAGAATATGACGAGCTGCAGATTCTACCTTACCGACTTTCTTAGCAACCTTTCTTGGAATAGAGGGGAACGGAGGCACTCGGATTTCTGCAATTTGCATACCCTGTTTCAATACAGGAGGTTTAGCAGGAATCTCTGAGACACCTTCCCTGATTGCCATGTCACCAAACTTATTAATGAAAAGTCTATCTACTCTGGGTAAGTAGTACTCGACATCAGTCGTGAAGGCACTAGCAGGAATTGGATATTGAATTCCGTTGGTGGGCAGATCAAAATTGTTTGTTTTGTACGGGTTCTGTGTTGCACCACCTAACACCTGAGCACTAACAGCAGTGTTCTCTACATACGGTCTAAAGTCTACGCAATCTCTGAGATCAAATGTGCCGAATAGTTTTGATCTGTAGTATGGGACTTCAAACGTGTAAATACCAGTGGCACCAGTATCGTCTACTGGATAAGAATCGTAAGCAAAGTATGTTGCATTTGAACTATTGTAGTCTGGTTCAAAGTGACTCAACTTAACCGTTATGAGTTTATTAGACATGTCAAGAGCAACACCGCCCTTCTTAATTAGTCGTGCATGTCCATAGAAGTTATCTTGTTGGCCGCTGTCCAACTGGAAGTCATCTTTGTAGTTTACTGGGTCGTCATCATCGTCTAAGTAACCACCCTCTCTTTCGCCGTCACAGATGTAGATTGCTTCGATCTCTCTAACGTCCGCCAATCCAAGATTCCAAGGACCAAGAGACCCACCAGCATTGTCTACTGTACGAATTTTCACATAACGATTTATGTTCAAGTTTTTGGTTACAGGAGGAGCATCAGTCACTTTGAGTTTGACTTGCAAATACAAATCTGCGGCCCCAGATATAGTACCTACACCACCACCTTCTGTGATATCAAAATCCATTTCCTGCAAACTGTATGAAACAATCATAGCAGGAGTCATTGGAATAATTTGGCCAGGGTTTATGGTCGTACTGCTTGGGAAACTGGCCGTTCCATTAAGAGTAAATGCATTACCTCTATTCACAAGATAGAAAGCGGCATTCAATTGATCTTGTGCTGGTGTAGCAGAGTATGGGAAACTAAACTCAGTACCCAAACTAGAAATGTTTACGGTGAACGTTCCGTCAGCGAGAGTCGAAAGACTGCCAAACTCTTCTGTGTAGTAATATTGAGTATCTAGTGTTCCCGAACCAGCAGCGTAAAACGTCTTTGTTGCACGCCAAGGACAACGGAACAACATCTTGTTTGCCTGTGTACCGTCTAAAGTGGCAAACTCAATCGCGTTTCCGTCGATGTCGATACCATTTTTAGGAATGATATCCGCAAAAGAACCACCAGAATCGCCGAGGTAATACAGGTGTGCCGCATCCTTTAGGTTATCTTTTAAGATTCTAACATCGTAAACAAATATTCTATATCTTGCAGCTGCGGCTCCAGGCACACCGGAAAGGTTTTTGATACTTCTGACTCGACACTCACCAATTTTGTCGGTAGAAGCTGGAACGGCAGTACCGGAATGAGACGCAGCAGTGACGGCGCCCTTGGCGCTGCCTTTGTAGATGGCGACGATGGTCCCTTCTTCCATGTTCCAATCACCACAGACTTCTTTGACTTCAAAGAAGTTGCCGTATCCGAGGTTTATGTCCAAACCTTCTTGGATTTTGGAACTGGTTCCTTTTCTTATCTTGACGTATGTGTTTCCTTCACCGGCACCAAAGTCTCTTCTGTATCCTTCTACATATGCAATACCAGGCGATACTTTCGCAACAAGATAGTTGGAGTCGCCTGGGTCAACGGGTGCGTTAGGAAGTTGATATCCCTCGTTATCAAATCTGAAAGAGTCTCCAGCGTAAACAAACTTGATTGCTCCAGAAGTTACTTCGCCCGAGGTGTGGATGGGAGGATTTAATCTATCAGCTTCGGCTGCAGAAGTGTTACTCACATAGTAGAGATTGCCGTTAAAGTTTACAAATTGGTTTGGAGCGTAAGTGGTGTTTGTCGTAGTGTTAAATACAGTACCCTTCACCGTCTTGAGGTGTTCCATCAACTCCAGTGTAAACGGTTCGACGACATAGTTACCAGATTCTTCGTATGTTCTGGTAGCAAGAGTTCTACCCAGCGATTCATATTGTTTCAACTCTTCGTTGATTTTCTTGACAATCGCACCATTTGCAACTTTGTAAATAGAGGTGAAGTTTTCTGGGAATTGATAGAAAGTAAATTCGGCACTACCCTCTAGTGCTGAACCACTTGTATGCGTAGGACCAGAGCCAGAGAGAGAAGTAGTACCAGCCACTGTGACCGTGTACAATCTGTCTTCGTATGCTACATGTTCGTTAATGTTGAAGTATTTGTTATTTACAAACTCTTGTCCAAACGGAACCTTGGCAATCTCAGTATGAACCTTTGTCCTGTCTGCGCCTGGGGCGTTGTAGTTAAATGCACCAGTGGCGGGGTCTAACAGAGTGCCGTCATCATCGGAGGTGATAATATCTTCTTTAAGAATAACACCAATGAAGTAATTTGTTCTTGCACTATAATCGTCGAGACGAATTTTTTGTGTTTCGTGTTTTACAAACTTACCTTGTACATACAGAACGCCCTCTGGAATAACAAAGTCCATAGCGAGTCCGTAGAAACTGTTTGTAAAGGTAGTTGTATCTACGTCAGAGTTTGTAACAAATGTATCATCATTGCGGTCACTATTTGAACTTATTACGGTGAGTGTTTCTCCGCCATCAAACCTCTTGTTGAGGCCATCTCCTGCTCCGTCCTTGTTACCTTCATTGTAGGTAATATAAAGAACTTTCTTTGCAGTGGGGTCAGACTGATTACCAATTTTTACCGCATCAATTTTAGCTTTCATTCCAGTGGTGGCACCAACCACACTATCACCGACATAATTTGCCAGTGTGTCGTTTGATACAGTATCCCCACTTGCATCGATATCATTAACCTTAATGTATTCTAAAAGATTAACGCCGCCCTCACAACCACTTACCGCAGCACCATCCACAAAGAGGTGGTCAGCAAAGTCTTTTATTGTTTCATAAAAGTAATCCTGCATCTGCGTAAGTTCTCGAGCCTGAACGGCGACACCAGGCTTGAACACAACCCGATTGAACTTTTTGTTCGCATCAAAGTCATCATAATATGGGGATACATTTAGATTAATTGCCATCTTTTTTTTCCTAGAACGTAAAGATTAACTTTACCGTCTCAACTTGATCTTCGTCTCTGACGATTGGTTTTCTATTGTCGTAATATAAGAGTTCTCCCGACTTACAGTCAAACTCGGGAGTGTTAAGTGTACCAGTATTTATAGTCAGTCCAGTGATGTCCTGTGTGTTATTTGTCAAAGTATCAGACGCTGCAATACCAGCAGTTATCTCTTGTAGATGAACAGTATCATCCGTATCATCATTGTTTTCATCTCTGACCTGAGTTACCCTAAATTCTCCCTCACTATCTGTTGTGATATTATCATCAGGAGCAAAACTAGTTGGCGTTGAAGTGCCAATTGTAAAAGATGCACTACCAGTTGCCTCGTTGAAAAGAGTTGTACTTCCATAAGGAGTAATGTTCTTCAACAAACCAACCTGTCTGTAATCGTTTTCTGTAATCAAATCTTGCGAGTCATTATCAAAGGATACGGTAATACCAACCCGTCTGGTAAATAATTCCTGTTGCGGGTTTGAACCATGTCCACCCCAAGGAGAAATGATTGCCCTAAAGGAAGCACCACTACCAGAACCCAAAGTTTGGGTAAGTGTTACCGTAGCCTTCGTGTATCCAACGCCTGGGTCGGTGATAGATATCGACTCAACGTTTCCGTTTGTATTGATTACCAATGCTGCTTGAGCACCTTCACCATCACCTTCGATCTTAACTAGTGCGTCACCGTTTACATAGTCTTGTCCGATATTATCAATAACGATATTGTCAATCGTTCCTCTGACCGCAGTAGATTCTACTGCACTCTGTAGAGTACTGGTTTCAACGCCACCCAAAACTGCATCAGCTTTGGCGAGTGTGGTAAAACCACCACCCGTCAGAACAACGTCTGCAAAACTGTATCCGTAACCACCATTTGTAATGGTTATACCAGTTACCACTCCACCAGAAACGGTAGCAGTGGCAACAGCACCAATACCATCACCTTGAATAGTAACAATTGGTGAACTCGTATATCCCGCCCCAACATTTGAGATTGTGATGTCATCGATCTCACCGTTTACATCAAAATCCGGTTCTCCGCCGCCAGAAACTTTTCTAACTGGCATAAAGGCACTGGACAAAAATTTTGTCCTGTCTGAAGCGCCTACTTGAAATAGAAACTTCCACTTATATCCATCAGCAGTTTCAAAAACTTCCGTTCCTGTACTAGAAGGTTTCGTTGTACTCTGTGCATTGAAATTATTATTCATGCACTTATAGACATTGAAATCTTCTGTAAGTACATAGAAGTTTGCTTCATCAAGTGATGTTGCACCAGAGTTAGCAGTAATGATTGGACTCAGCGCATCGTCATACTGGTCATACACTGTACCACTTGTCCAATCAATCCTTCTAGCAAGCATGGCTACATCGGAGTTTTGGACCTTCTTTACAAAAAGAATGTCTCTCCGAAACTGGGACATATCGATCCTATTATCATAAGAAGTATCGGGATCGGTGTCCGTGGTCCAAGTTTGAGTACGACAGGCAGCTAAAAAATATCTATCATTATCGTTGTAGATATCTCTATAAAATGATCTTGCCTGCTGTACTCTTGCTTGGTCTCGTATTAATATAGCCATTCGGCAAACTCCCAAAAACTATAATTAGGAGTCGCTTACAGTCAGCGTCCAAGTAATTTTTAGCGTATCCGCAGCGGCCTTATTCACTACTGAGAATACTGTTCTGCAAAGCAGATCACCACCAGTAGAGTTATTCAAGACACCAGCTTCAACAACAGCACCAGTACCAGTACCAGCGGGAAAATCGCCGACGTAAGTAATGGTATTACTGGAAACGGTTGTTGATGTAAGAGCGACTCGACCAAGTTCTGTTCCAAGAGTACTGTCGCCAGCAGCGGCAGCAGTGTTGTCAGAACCAACAGCCATATGAGACATGACAGTTGTCGTATTGTCTTTCATGCGTTCGGTGATATAGTCAAGACCGTCACTAACAACAACGTTAGTTGTATCTTCTGCGTGGATAAGGTTGCCTTCCTTATCAAACTGTTCGATGGTCAAACGACCTTTGGCATTTAAGGCACTAGAATGTTGCATTTGTTGTCTCCATTGGGGATTTGTTTCGCCTATGATCTACTTATTTATAATGTTTCTAGAAATTAACTACGGTATCTGCGACATAATCTTGAGAGAAATATGACAAATCTTCCGTATAAGATTGAGAAATTACATTACCACTTTCAGACACATCAAATGCGTCCGTTCTTTCAGATAATACAAAGTCAAATTCTGTCGAATCATTTACATTTGGTGTGTCTGACGGTGCAGCAACAATTTCAAGTGAAGGCACACTGTCGGAAATAGACATCGTATCAGAATTTCCAAGGCCTCCATTAATTAGCGCGACATCATTGACCGCGAGGCCTGATGTAATAACCCTATTCAGTGTCGGTACTGCCGTATCTTCAACCGTCACACTTTCATGGTCAAAGTCCGATGGAGAATTTCTAAAGAACACGAAAGAAATTGCGACACTTGAATCATCGAAACGCACTTCGTCTCCACTCGGAACGGCCGTTCGTACATAATCGTCATCTGAATTGGAGTGCTGGAAGAAGTAGGGATTACCAGTTACAGTGCCATCAGAGGTAGCATACAAATTGTCTATCGGAGAAACACCACCCGCAACTTCGATGTGAACATTTAAACTAGAAACAGTATCATCTACATAAACAAGTGTCGTTCCTCTCTCTGGGTCTGCATCGACAACCAATGCATAGTCTTCCAAGAAGTAGTCGGTAGCGTATCCTCCAGTAGTGGTAGAATCAAACAACATTGTAATGTCTTTGAATGGATTACCTTGTTCTACATAGTCTTCTAAGAAGTAATCACCATTCGCAAATCTTTGTATGTAATCATCATCCTCATCCCCGTGGACAAAGAAGTAGGGGTCACCAGTTACAGTACCATCAGAGGTAGCATAGAAGTTCTCAACCTCAGTACCTTGTAATGTATACGGACCAAACTCATCGGATAGACCAACATCATCAAATTTGCCCAACCCGACATCGAATTTGTTGACCACCACTCCAACGTTTTGTCTGGATGCCAATCCATCGCCTGGGAATATGGAATCAGTGATGCCTGCTTTATGTACGTCCTTGCGAGCAGTGTCAGACATAAACATTTCTTCGATGTCTGGATACTTGAAGAACATGTAGACATCAGTCTCAATAACAAAGTTTGAAGAGAGGTCAACATCTTGTCTAATCTGCAAGTTTCCAAAGACACCAAATCCAATTGGGTGAGCAGCTCTTCTGACATACCCATCCCATTCGGCCTGAGGTCTTTCACTCTCAATTTCATATGAGAAGTGTTGATAAATTCTGTTATCAAATACCCTATTTGCATCTGACAAGAAACTTCCGGCATCTTTAAACACACCAGCAAGGAGTGCATTGTATCCAGTGGTTATATCGATTGTACAAGTTTCATCTATGTCAGAAGTAATATCAAATGTAAAGTCAGCCCTGTAGTATCCACCACCGACAGCAACGATTTCAAATTCTCTTGGATACCCATTGTCACTGAGCGCAGTAATTTTAACATATCCGTTATTTGTCACTCCACTAATTGTATAGTCTTCTAAGAAGTAATCTAGGGCATATTGTCCAAGGGTTGATCCTGTTTCAGATACCTTGAACGTATCGCCAATATTAAATCCACCCTTGGTGGTAGAAGAAGTGGGAGAGATTGTATTGAAGGTAGCCCCGTTCAATACTCTAACAGGGAATGCCTTTATGTTGAAGTATCCAGACTCATCTTCAAGTGTAAGGAACGTCAGTATATTGCCAACGTTTACTCTGAGTTCTGGGGTATTGTTGTACCCAATGCCTCTGGCGTTTGCAATAAATACGGTTTCACTGATACTCCCATCGGCAAGTCTTGTTGAAATTGCCGCATCTGATAATATTGTGTCAGTTTCATTTGGGACAATTTTTACAGATGGGTTTGCACTAAATCCAGTGCCGCCATCAGTAATAAGAACGTGATCTATTTTACCAGAAGTAATTGTACCAACTTTAAACTTGACGGGGGGTGTTCCACTGCCGCCAAATACTGTTGTCGGTATTTCAAAAATTTCCCCAAGAACATAATTACTACCAACTGAATTGACAGTGACACTATCTATCGCATTTCCTTGAATTACTACTTCAAATTCGGCACCAGAACTTGATGTTGTTTTGTGTTCACTAAAAGAAATGAAACGCAGTTTTGAGGTTCCGTCTAACTTCTCTCCACTTTCATGAGTGGGTCCAGCACTAGACGAATCGGTTGTTCCTTTGTTTACAGTAACATATAGTCTGCCGTTTGTCTTGACATACGTTCCCTTTTCATACTCTACATTGTTTTGATATTCAACATCTAAGTAACTTGTATAATCAGAATCGGTGACCGTGTATGTCCCATCGACCACACTAGAACTGGGATTTTCAAAAACTCCACCAGTACCCGTACCAGTGACCGTGCCAACGTTACCACAGACGTAAGCAAATAATTGATCGTCATATCCATCTTGACCAACGCCAGGACCAACCAGAGTAAAACTGGGCGGCAGGTCCAACACCAACTCAAATGCTTGTGGGTTGGTGTAAGATATTTTTGTGGCTCGTTTTACTGTAGTAGTTTTTATTAAGTTTTGTGTCGCAGCACCATCAGAAACAGAGTAGTGTAAGTCAATTCTTCTGCCTTCCAACTCCAATACATTGTTGGGATTGTGTTCTGCTTCAAATACTTTGATAACATAATCTTGCGTGAATTGGTTTGATGAAGGTCTAAGAATAAATTGACCAGAGTTTACTACACCCACATCTTCGTTGTATAAAACTTTGAAAAGATATTTGATCGCTTCTGGACTACCCTTTGCAGTGTAGAAAGAATTGATATCTTTGATAACTCTAGATAACTTTGCGCTCTGTTTTAGAGGCAAATCTTTAGCATAGTCTTTGAAAAATTCTACTAAGAAATTGTCATCAGTGATCGGACTACCATCATCGTTGAAGTCAACATCAAGTTTGTTGAGAAAATCTTGAAGTACCTTCAATGGACCGTGTTTAGTGTTGTCCGTTGTATTTGTTTGTTCTAAGAACTTGTAGTATTTTTCAAAGAAAGTCTTAAAGAGAGGATAGTCTACTTGAAAAACTTCTGGAAGTTGATTTCCGACAAACGGAGAAATTTTTGGTTGGACGTAAACGTCACCAGAACTAACTTTGGCAACAGTGGCACTGAGAGTCGCAACGTCTCCACCGTTGATCTTTGATACTTGTGCGGTGATTGGGTCATCATCTGGGTTTCCACCAATCAACGTGGGATCAATCGATATTATGTCGCCGGACCTGTATAGAGAGTTTCCTCTATTGGCAGTAACAAGACTAACAGTACCAAAGGAATCAATAGTAACATTGATAGTCAATCCTTCGCCATCTGTCGAATCAGATGTTGTTTGTACCGTATTATGAGACCCAACACCGTATGAAGCCTCACCAGAGGTAATTCCATAAGTCGTGGGGAAACCAACAATATAAGGTGTGGGGGATGTCGTATATCCATCACCTTCATTTGTTATGGTAATGGAATCGATGCTGCCGAAACTATCAAGAGAAACCGTTCCCGTTGCTTGAACGAGGTTTCCGTGACCCCTATCTGGGGGAGGAATTATTACGCCGGGCGATCCAAAATAAAATTCGCCGCCATCATCTATTTGGATAGATGCAATATATTCCTTAAATGTTGCAACTCTATTCATCAGTTACCCTTGGAATCATCACCACAGAAAGTCCTTTTCTAATATTCGCAATGACATCTTCAGCTGAATCATCCAACTGCAAAATGATGTTTTTAGCGGGAGAAGCCTCAACGGCGTAGTCCGCCTCTGCGGTTGTTCTTACAAGAATATCAACCGAGATATTCCTAGCGGATTCATGCGGTGTACAAACGATTCTTAATTGAGTATTTGCAATACCAGTAATACTTTCAATAATCATACTAGTAATATCAATCTTTCCTGTATCGTAATCTACCGTACCAACATTCTGCGCCAAGATTTCCCCTGTCGCCTTACTTTTGAGAACAAGTGTTCCCGTACCACTGTATACTGGTGCAACAACGGTTGGGTTGGGTACATCACCAAGAGATACCTCTGATCTAGAACCATTCAGATTTACAGTAAAGTAATTTGATCTTACTGCCATGGGCATAATTTTATTGTTGAACTTTGCCTCATACCGTTTGCTACTCGAATATGTCGGGTCAAGTTTTTTAATCAATCGCATCTCGACGTTACTTGCAACAATAGAATCAGACACTTTACCAATTTCTCTTGTCAGTTTGGAGATGTAGAAGTTTTTCTTCAACTGGTTCACTTCAGTATCAAAGAAATTTTCTATCTTCGCAACAATCAAAGCCTTGAGTGCATCGGGAGACAGTGTTGTGAGTTTATCGTCATATGTGGCAGTAACACCCAATCCCAGCTGAATATACTCGGGGTCAACAAATTCTGGGATAAGGCCAACTGGCATTCTGGGTTCCAGTACGCCGTTGAGAATGGTTTGTTTGTCTGCGTCACTGATTACATATCCTTCCTGTGGTTGCATTGAAACAAACACCTTTCCATAGATGGCAGGAATATTATCTTCACCACCCCAAACCGATACTGATCGAATATTTGGATTGGAGTCTTTGATGGTTGTTTCGTAATCAGTCTTTGTTATTGTCCTTCCCTTAGCAGCATTGAAACGAGGAGCGTTAAATCTAATGCTGTCAGTCGTTTCTGCTTCAAACCCACCAGCAGATGCGTCAACAATAGAACCGTTGGTCGTCTCACCGTTTCCAGTAAGATTGGACGGGTAATAAAATACTCTTGCGCCGTTTGCAAGAGAAGCATTTGTAGTCATGTAATCAACGATTACAATATTACCGACTTCCAATTTTTTACCAAGAATACCATCACCAAATACAATTTGATAATATCCATCTGTCCTTTCTTCAAGATAAAAAACTTTTGATGTCGCAGTAACATCCAGTACATTATTGACAGGAGTATAAACTTCTGTAGAACTGTTTGAAATTGAAGATTGAACCCTAACACTTATCGTAGTGGTGTCTACATTGTCATTTACCAAAACGATAGGTCCAGACAAACTAGAAGAATTGATAACCTCTGAGGTAGTGGTTCTCGTCCCTTCAATCAATCTTATATTTTCAAATCTAAATGCAGCCACATCATCAATTACAGATTTTGTTGCCGTGTAATCTTCTGATGGAACAAAGTTGTAAGACACACCGCCTACGTTACTAGAAAAGATTTTATCTTTTGATATAGTAAGTACTGAACTAGTGTACAAGGATGAGGGGAATACGGTAAGATTAAGAACGGCAGCAGACGCTCTAGCTGATCTGGGTATGTAACCCATAGTCTTCGCAATGGATACAACGGAGTTTCTTTTTACAGCAGAATCAAGGAAGGCTTCGTTTGAAACCATGTGTGCAAGAACCGCATTGTAGTGCGTGTTATATGCAAGCAAGTCTATAAGAGTAGAAAGACCAGAAGCTTGAAAATCATAGTCCGAAAACTCGTCCTGATTCTGTAAAAAGGTTCTTAGATTAGACCTAATATTCTCGTAGTCTAATTCTGTGACATTCTTAACTGCCATCTTATTTTACCTTATTATATTGTTACAGTTGTAGAAAGTGTTTTGGGCGCGGGGTCGGGTGGGCCTGGTGCAATACCATCTCCACATGAAGCCGTAGAACTTTCTGTTGCTATTCTCAAACCGTTAATTAAAATGTTGGCCGGACCCAAATTTCCACTTATTGTTATTGGTGACCCCGGCGAGGCCGTATGACTGCCGTGTGGGGCGACAACACTGCCCTCAAGAATTGGTGTAGCACCATTAATAGTAACGTTGCAAGGAATGGGAGTAATTGCACCATTCCCCTCGGTTGCGTTAAAAGTAAAGCCAGGAGCAATCCAAATAGCTGCCATTATCTTAACCTCGTTAGAACGGTATCCAAAGTTTGAACACCCTGTATGCCAACAACATAAAATTCAAGTTCTACGTTATATTCCTGCGTGTCAAGATTGGGATCAATAAGTACTGATTGAATCTTTGCTCTGGGTTCAAAGTTCTCTATTGTCTGTTTTAGTTCTCTCTGTAATCTACTAGCGGTCTCAATGCCAAAAGGTTGAAACAATAACGCTCTAATATTACTTCCGAATTCTGGATTAAAAGGTTTCTCATAATACTGTGTATTAATCAAAAGTCTCAAAGCCTGCTTTACAGCTGCGACATCGATCTTCTTTGAGATGTCCAGTGTATTCGGATTCTTCGCAAAAGATATATCAATATCTTTATAAATCTTCGTCGGATTGTTTTGTGTAATAGGCATGGTATTATTTATACTCGTTTAGACATCGCCCCAAGAACAATATCCATCAGCTTCGTCAGTAATTTTGTCATAATGTTGGTGTGCCTCTAACCCACTGAAATCTAACTCTTCTAAAACATCTAATAATTTTGTAATCCAAGGAGAAGGGCCCTCTTCTAATATTTCTATGAGTGGTATTGGAAACCCAAGTCCAAATGCCGGAGTTGTGACTTTTAATCCACCCTTCTTGGCCGCCTCATACTTTGGAATCATATTACAGAGTCGTTCAAAGTCAGATCCAAGGTTTCTTATCCACCCCGATGGGTCATCAAGAATCTCGTCCAAACTAGGATCAAACCCACCCCACTTTCTCTTCATCCTTTCTACTTCTTCAAGAAATTGCTGAGAGTCTAATCCCAATTTATATAGTCTTCTCAACTCATCTTGAAATGATGGGCCACCACCAGCTGGGCCGCCGCCACCAGCACCGGCACCACCTCCGCCTGGACCACCAACACCTAACAGACCAGCTACTTCCTTAAATATATTTTCACTTTGAAATTCTTTCTGGAGTCCTGCTTTAATCAGTGCATAGTCAACTACCCATCTAACAATTACTGCGGGAACGCCCAAGAAGTTGGATACTTTATCGACAAACAAATCTATAAGTTGGTCAAATTTTTCTTTTAACTCGTCAATCTTATCCGCTAACTCTTCAAAGAATTCACCAACCGCATCACAGGGATTCTGCATCGCAGCGATGTCATTGATCTGTGCATCAATAGCCTCACTGGAAAATACTCCACCCGCCGTAATAGAATCGTCTTCTGGCGCTTCTGGCGGCCCGACGAGCTCATTATCTACATCGGGCACCCCAACTTCAATTGGAACCCTAGGCTTTGATGGTGTAACCCCAGGCACCTTGTCCTTCGACGCAGAAGGACTTGGTTGTTTCTGCATCCCTGGCGGTATATAAGTCATCTAATTATTCCTTAACCAATCGCAATCGGGTTACCAGTGATAGTGGTCGGACCACTAGCGCCCAGATGAGTAGATATACCACCAGCGAA